ATCAGCGAGCTCGTCGAGTGGCAGCCTAACCGCTGGGTGCGCATCGTCACCGACCTCGGCGACCGCGAGACGGGCGTGCCGCCGTGTTACTACGCAGTCGAGGCCGACAGCCAAGGCCGCGACGTGTCGGAAGAGGTGCTAGGACACCCCAAGCTCGAGGGTGACGCGTACCCGTTCGTAGACGGCGACGGCGTGCCGTTCCTCAACTACGTCGTGTATCACGCCAGCGAGACGGGCTACCTGTGGGACTGGCGCACGCTGTCCGAGATTGTCGAGGGCTCGCTCAACATCGGCGTCCTTCTGACCTTCTATCAACACATGGTCAGGAATGCGAGTTGGCCCCAGCGCTACACGGTCAACCTGACGCCTGAGGGCCCCGAGGTCTATCACCGGGGCGACGGTCAAAACGCACGCCGGACGATGCTCGTCGACCCTGCCGTAGTGCTGACGTTCCACCAGCAGGAGGAAACCGGGCAGCCGATGGTCGGTCAGTGGTCGTCGGCGGGAGACCCCGAGGCCGTGCTGCGGTCGGTCAGCATGTACGAGCGGCGTATCCTGCTGCTCGCTGGCCTACAGCCTCCCGACGTCGCCAGGCAAGAGGCCGACGTCCGGTCGGGCTACTCGCTCGCCGTGCAGCGCGACAGCCAGAGGGAAGCGCAGCGCCTCTACGAGCCGATGTTTCGACGCGCCGACCTTGAGCTGCTGCGCGTATGCGCCGCCATGCTCAACGCGCTGACGGGCACGGACTACCCGGAGACGGGATATCGCATCAATTACCGGGGGCTGCCGCCGTCGCCCGTCGAAGAGCAAGCCGAGCGTGAGCACGTGCTCGAGCTCGTCGCTGCCGGCTTTCTGCACCCGGTCGAGGCTTACATGCGCTTGCACCCTGGGACCACGCAGGAGGACGCAGAGCGCAAGCTCCAGGAAATCGCAACGGCACGCCGCGCGCTGTCGGCATAGGGGACTAAATGAGCGAAGAGCAGGAGCAGGAGCAGCCCGGTCGGACCGTGCCTTATGCGCGGTTCCAAGAAGTAGTTGCAAGGCGCAACGAAGCAGAGACGCGCATTTCCGACCTCGAGGCGCAGTTGCAGGCAGCTAGCGAGCGAGGCGCGACCGCCGACACGCTGGCGGCGACCATTGCCGACCTGAAAGCCACCCACAAGGGCAAGGTCGCAGAGCTACAGGAAGCGCTCGGCCTGTCGCGCGCCGGCTTAAACGACCCCGAGGGCGTCGCCGTCGCTCGCGCGCTGTACGGAGCCCAGCCGGAAGACGCCCGGCCCGGCTCGCTGCTCGACTACATCGCGCAGTTCCAAGCGGGCGGCGAGGACGCACCGGCGCCGCCTCCCGGTCTCGCGCCTTACTTGCAGGGCGCAAGCAAAGCAGCGGCAGCGCCCGCGACCGAGCAAGCCGACAAGCCTGCCGGCGACCTCGAGCGCTTGCGGGCCTACGGTTCGCCGCGTCGGCGCGCAGGCAGCGCACCGGCAGCGCCTGACGTCAACATCGCAGCTATCCGCGAGGCTCGCATGCGTTTTACGAGCAACCCGAGCGAGGAGAACGCCGCAGCGCTCAAGGCGTTGCTTCGCGGTGCGTAGCTTTCTGGGTTGACTGTTTGCGCGTGCGTAGTAATTCTAGGCGCGCCCGTGTCGGGTTCGGCTCCCGTTAACGCCGTAGAGAGGGCAGCTCAACACACTCTTTCTACGTCTTAGGAGACACCGTGACTCAGATTACCTACGGCAGCATGCTCGACCAGACCACCAGCGAAGTCTTGACGGGTGAGTTTCTTCTCGCGCTCGCTGACCGCTCCGCGCTGCCCAACCATCCCGCGCTGTTCCAGCTCCCTGACATCAACGGGGGCGGCTCCCAGGTCCTCAAGACGCCGCAGGTCGGCCTTCTCGGCTTCGACAAGATGGCGAGCACGGGCGAGGTCACGACCGTGGGAACCACGGCGCTGACGGACGCCTCCGCGACCGTGACCGTCTCGCGCTACAGCAAGCGCTACGAGGCGAGCGACCTGGCGCGCGTGGTCGATGCCCACGGCATTTTGAACGCTGAGATGATGGCGATGGATGCGCTCGCGACCTACTCCGCGACCCTGCGCGACCTCGTCGCCAACCTCGTCGACAACTTCTCGACGACCGTGGGCACCAGCGGTGTCGACGCCAGCATCGAGGACGTGCTCGACGCCATCGCCGCGCTTGAGATTGCCGCCGTCGAGGGTCCCTACCTCGCGGTTATCCACCCGCGCCAGTGGCACGACATCGTCAAGGACGCGGCGCTCAACAGCGGCGGCGCGGTGCAGTTCGCGCAGAGCTCGCAGGCCATGCTTGAGACGATGAAGGGCCTGGGATACAAGGACTCGCTCCTGGGCTGTGACTGGTTCACGACGCTCGACGTGCCGACCGCCAACGCTGGCGCCGACCGTGCCGGCGGCATCTTCGGACGCGGCGCTATCGCCTGGGCGCAGGGCCCCATCGTCGCGGACCCGGACCTGCCGCAGGTCAACATCGGCCCCGTGCTGCTGGAGAAGGACCGCGAGGCCGCCGACGCCACGACCGGGTTCCTCATGCACGTCAACCTGGGCGCGGGCGAGCAGATTGACGCCGCCGGCGTCAGCATCATCACCGACGCCTAGTCAGTGGTGACAAGGAGCTAAGCAGTTGCCGTCGACAGCCTTCGACTCTGTAGCCACCCCATCAGCAGCACCTTCGGGCGCTGTCGGCGGCGCTGCTTTCCTCCCCGGTGTTGATACCGACATGGGCCCTTCGCGGGCCCCACGCATCCCCAAGCGGGCTGCGTTCCTTTACTTCGCGCACCCTGAGCGCTGGCAAATCCTCGACGGCGAGGTGCTGCCCATGCTCGGCAAGCTCAAGTTGCAGCCCGGCGTGATGGGCGTGCAGCGAGGCCGCGAGCGCGGAGCCGTCAACCTGCGCCTTGCGCGGGTAGCCTGCGAAGAGCGCGGGCGAACCATCATCCCCGTCTCTAGCGTGCCCGATGCGCACGTGACGCCAGGCGAGCCGGCCAGCTACCTGCGCACGGTCGACACGGTCGCCGGCCCGGTCGTCCTGTCCCGGTACGAGCAGGCCTTTGCAGGCAGCTCCGCGACGAAGTGCGACCGGCCGCGCTGGGTCGAGTTCCTGCGGCATCAAGTCGACTCCGGCGTCGTTGCTCCTGCGCCGACCTGGGTACTTGAGCGCATGCGCGACGCACGCCGCAAGACGCTCGAGCGCATGGAGGCCAACGGCAGCGCCAACAAGACGAAGTCTCAGCGCCTACAGGCCGAGATTGACGTGCTCGACGGCGTGCTTGCGTCACGCATGGAAACGGTGCAGCCGGTCGGCGGGTCGTCGGCGCTGCCATCGGTGGAGGGCTAGCCGTGCCTTACAACAAGCTCGACGACGTGCGCCGCAGCCTGCGCGACAAGCTGCACAAGGACACCAAGTACGACCAGACCACGCGCGAGCGTATGGTCGAGCGAGCAGTGCGACGCGCTGCCGACCAGATTGAACAGCAAGTGAAACGGGGCGAGCGCTCCGGCACATAACGCGGGCCGCATGTAGTCGCCCGATGGAGAGGTGAGACAATGAGCGGAGTGAAACCCTTCCGTATCCGTCCTGGGCACATTCAGCTCGACAGCGACGGCGAAGAGCAAAAGTTTGTCGGGCTCGAGCTCGACCTTGAGGTCGGCGCCGAGGCTGCCAACGTCATCGAGGCCAACGTGTTTCTCGTCGACGCCGCCGGGAACGACATCGCCCGGCAGTGGACCGGCCTGTTTCGGCTTTACGATGGCGACATGGGCGACCCGGACCCGGCCAGCGAGTTCGAAATGGACGTGACGACCGGCACCGGCGTGACGGCTGGCACCAAGGCCGCCATGCTCATTCAGAGCAACGCATCGGGCGAGGCGACCATCGACATCACCGACGTCGCCGGCGCATCCGGCGCGACCATCTACCTGGTCGTTCAGGTCGTCGACGGCGCCAACGCCGCGACCGCTTACAGCGCCATTACCTTCGACTAGTGGTGGCTGACTTCCGGCCATACGCTGAAGCCCGCTTGCGGGCTAAGGCGGCAAGCATCGAGGATGCCGCAGCGCGGCGGGCAGCGGGAGACCGCGATTTTGCGCCCGTCGCGCTGGGCTCGGTGCGTTTCTACGAGGCAGGCAAGGCGCCTGCGCGTAGGCTGACGGCGAAGTATGCCAGCGGGTACAAGCTCGTCATTCACGAGCAGGACCTGCGGGTCGTCATCGCAGAAAGGCCGGAGTAATGGCGCGCGTCGAGTATCAGGCCCGCATCCTGCCGGGCTCCGGCTACATCGAGAAGACGCGCCCGACTGAGCTGTCGTTGGGCATGTACTCAGGCGGCGCGCTTGTGGCACCGTCGTCGGGCGTGGTCAGCATCTACAACGTCGCAGGCAATGCGGTCGTGACCAACGCCTCAGTGACCATCACGGGCAGCCGCGCCTACTACACGACGAGCGAGGCCGACTTCATCACGGAGTCACTGGGCACCGGCTGGCGCATCGAGTGGCTGCTCACGATGCCCGACGGCTTCGACCACCTTGTGCGGCAGGATGCGAGCTGCGTGCGCGTGCGCTTGCCTATCCCCATTAGTCACGTCGACCTGCTTGCTAGGCACTCCGACCTCGACGACCAGGGCATCACCGACTTCGACGACTACCTCGACGAAGCGCACTATGAGATTGTCGCGCGCCTCGAGGCTCGAGGACGTCGCCCCTACCTCGTGATGGACCCGGCAGCGCTGCGCATGGTCTACCTCTACACGACGCTTGCCATCGTCGCCGGCGACTTCGCCGGCTCCGGCGCGCAAGACAATACCTGGCGCTATGAGGAGGAGAAGTACCGAGGGCTCACGCGCGAGGCGTGGTCTGAGGTGACCTTCGACTACGACGAGGACGACGACGGCAAGAGCAACGGCGAGCGCCGCCGGGCGTCGATTGCGTCGCTATGGCTCGGAGGCTCGCGACGTGGCGCGTAGCTTCGCCGAGGTGCGCGACGACATCAGCGACCGCGTTGCCGGCCTATCGGGCTGGACGGTCGTCGACGTGCCCGCTGACCTATTCGGGCCGGATGTCGTGCCCGACGCCGTGCCGTCAGCGCCGCAGCGCACGCCGTTTGCGGTAGGCATTGCGAACTCTACGCCGGTCGACGCTTTGAGCCGGCAGCGTGTCGCCGGGCAGCACGTGCTCTCCGAGGTCACGGTGCGCTTTCTGGCGCCGGTCAAGGCCAAGGCAAAGCTCGCCAGCGTCGACGCCGGGCTCGACGCGGAGCTTGCCCTTATCAACCGGCTCGTTGACCGCTCCGGGTCGTGGCCGGTCTACTTCAATACGCCGACCTGGGTGCGCTCGTCGCGCGCGTCGGCGAGCTCTGGTAATTGGCGGACGCATGAAGTCGTGTTCAGCGTCGTGCATTTAATCACTAACGCATAGGGGGCCGTCGTGGCGCTTATCTCTGTTCCGTTTATGCCGCAGGACGGCACCATCACCATCGAGGACGCGACGGGCGCGCCCATCAGCCTCACCGTGCAGTACGAGGCCGGCGACCTGAGCATCGACGGGTTCCAGCAGGACAACAAGACGGTTATCCCGCTGTACGACCGGGGAACCATCTTCGGGCTCCGCAAGGAGCAGGACGAGCCGGTGACGTTCAGCTTTTCCGCCATCGCGACCGACATCACCGACGCGACCGAAAAGACCATCATCGACGCCTTTAACAAGTCGGGCGCGTTTGCCTCCGGCGTCTCGACGCTGGGCGCCAACGCTGACGTCTGGGCGGTCAAGATGACGTGGACCGGCGAGCAGACGGACTTCGGCGCCGGCGCTGACTCCACCATCACGCTCGACTACTGCGTCGCCAAGGTCGCGTTTCAGGAGGGCGCGCCCGCGCAGTTCAACATCAGCGGCACGGCGTACCCCATCAACGGCAGCGGGATTAGCTACGCCTAATGGCTGACTTTCCGCAGACCGTCGCCATTCTGGGCGCGCGACACGTCACGAGCTTGCCGAGCTTCGGCATCCGCGAGGCGCTTGTCATCACGGCAGCGAAGTACGCCGACGCTGACGCGGGCGACGTGCGCGTGTTGTGGGCTCTTGCCGCCGTCGTCGGCTCCTGCTGCGGCGTAGGCGCGAAAGCGGGCTCGACCCTGGCGCGCGACGGTTACGACGTCCTCAAGTACGGAGAGCGGGTCTACTCGTACATGCGCGAGCAAGGCGCGACGTCGGTAGACGTGGCAAACGCCGGAAACGAGCTGCTTGCCGGGCTGGCCGATGCGCTTATGCCAGGCAAGCAGGAGGTCGACGCCGCCGAGGGTTTTTAAGGCGCGCAGGGTGGGCACGTCGCGTCGCCCTGCGCTACTCGCTTCGATACGGTGCCGGCGACCTCGAGTGGTTCGACAAACTGACGCGCGAGCAGCAAGCCGAGTTGCTGGCGCTTGAGCGGATAGAGCGGGAGGGTTGAGGCATGGCACGTCGCGTCTTTACCTCCGGCAGCGTCACGGTCGAGCTATCGCGCGACATCGACCGGTTCGTCGACAACCTGCTTGCAAAAACCGAGACGGCAGCCGTGCGCGAGATGCGCGAGATTGCCGAGGAGGTCGCCCGCGACGCTGAGGCGCAGTGGTATCAGGATGTGCAGTGGCGCACCGGCAAGTCGGGCGATATGGAAGTCATCGAGCGCATCGACCTCGTGAGCGGCGAGGTGCGTTTTGCTGTCGGCTCGACCGACAAGCGCCGCAGCGGAGGCAAGCCGGTACCGGTCTACGTACGCAGGCCCGGTCGCTTCTCCCTGCGCAAGGTGCAGACGACGCACGAGGGCTACTGGGCGACGCCGCCGGCATTCCGGGCGAACTACCGCGCCATCCCAGGCCGCGACCGCCCAGGGCAGCGCGGGCCGTTTGTGTACGAGCCCAACCCCAACGCCAGCGACGGCAAGGCGCTACTCAATGAGCTCGTCAAAAAGCCGGTTAAGAAGCGCGTCAAAAAGCTCGCTGAGGACGTCGGCAAGCGCATTGCGAGGGGCGAGTAATGGCCAACGAGGTCGTCGGGATTGAAATCAAGGCAGAGCTTGCAGCGTTTCGCGCTCAGCTCGCTGACATTCCCAAAATCGGAGCAAAGGAGGCGCGCGCGCTGACCTCGCAGCTTGCGCGCGAAATCCGCAAGGCAGAGTCAGCGAGCAAGCGGGCAGCGGCGCAGAGCAAGAAGACCGCCGAGGCGCTCAAGAAGCAAGCGGCAGCAACGAAGGAAGTCGCAGCGGCGACAAAGGAGACGACCAGCACCATCAAGACCATCGGCGCCGCCGTCGTCAGCATCGAGTTGCTCAAGCAGGCGTTCGAACTGGCGAAGCGCGTCATTGGCGACACGCTTGAGCGCGCGCAGCGGCTAGACGAAGAGCTAGGCGGCGACCTCACCGCGTCCATCAACGAGGCCTCCGAGGCTCTAAGCGATATGAAGGACGCAGCGGTGCAGCCGCTCATCCCTTCCATTCAGTCGCTAGCCAACGGCATTGCAGACGTCGCCGGCGGCGCGCGACTTGCTATGGAGGCAATCTTCGGGCTGACCAACGCGCAAGCAGAGCTCCAGGCGCAGACCGCGCTCGAAAACGAGGCCATCGAGAAGCAAGACCAACGGGTGATGGACGCCGAGACGGCGGTGCGCAACCTGACTGAGCGCTTGCAGAAGTACAAGGAAGCCGGCGAAGCGACGACGGACGGCATACGCACCTACGAGCAGGCGATAGCCGACGCCAACGACGAGCTAGAGCGGCAGCGCGGCATCCTCCTGCGTCTCGATGGCGAGTTCGATACCGACCGGGAGAAGCGGCAGCAAGCGGCGCGCGAGCGGCTTAAGCAGGCGCAGGACGCTGGGCGAGCGGCAGAAAGCAGCACCCAGCGCGTCGTTCAGGCGCAGCAGCGCGAAGAGGCCGGCATCGTCAGCGTCCTCGAGGCGCGCAAGAAGGCATACATTGAGAACGCCAACGCCCGGCAGCGGCAGGCCGACGAGGACATCGCCAGCGCGGAGCGCGTCAAAGAGGCGCGACTCGCCGCCATCGACGAAGAGCGCCTAGCGCGGGAGCTTGCCGCCGAGCGTGAGCGCGACCTGCGCAGCAGCCTTGCCGCGACGGCTATCGATACAGCGGTCGCCGTGTCGCAGTCCATCGTCGACGGCTTGCAGTCCGTTGCCCTGGCAAACGTCAAGGAAGCACGGCGCCGGGCTGAGATTGAGCTAGGGCTTGCCATCCTGCGCGGCGAGCTGCAAGCGGCGGGAGCATTCGGAACTACGCTCGCCACCTACGGCGGCACGCCGCAAGGCTTTGCCCTAGCAGCAGCGGCAGCGGCAGCGGTCGGCATTAGAGCAAGGCAGCAGCAGCCGCGGGCTTTGCGCAGGCTTCTGAGCAATTCCATAGCGGCGGCGTGTTCCGGGCCCGCGACGAAGGCGTCGCTACGCTGCGCAACGGGGAGGGCATCCTCACGCCGTCAGCCGTGCGCCGCATCGGCGGCGAGCAGTCCGTGCGCGCGCTCAACACTTTGACGCCTGCGCCTGCCGAGGGCATGACTGTCGTGTTTGACGGTCGCTTGTACGATGCAACCATTAGCGATTCATTGAACCGGCGGGGCTCCCCGCTGACTCGACGCCTGAGCGCGCTGACGCGCAAGACCGGCACGCATCGGCCCCATGGCTGAGAAGCACATCGACAGGTATCAAGGGCTCCTCCTGCCCGGCTTTACGTTCGAGCAGGTTGCCGCCAAGGGTGCCGGCGCAACGGATAGCGCATACACGCAGGCGGGCCCGCGACCGGGCGTGCCGGAGCCGACGCGCGAAGGTGGGCTCACGCTGGTTACCAGCGGCGAGCAGGGTGCAGACGGCGAGCTCGAAATCTTTATCAAGCGGGCCGGCGTGACCGGCGGCGAGGAAGCCGGCTACCTGTGGCGCGACGTCGCCGGAGGCGATACCACGTCGCAGTTTAAGGGCTGGGACCCGTACCACGTCGTAACCGGCTGGCACGAGGTGAACAGCGAGCGCTCGGCGACGGCAACAACGGTCGCCTTCTACACGCACGGCATCCAGCTCCAAAACGGCAACGCGCTGTTTCTTGAGACGCAGGTCACCGCTACCAAGGTCGTGCGTCTGCAGGAGTTCGACCCGGTCGACGACACGTGGACCACGCGCAACGGGCCGACGCTCGACTATGAGACGTCCGGGGGCTGCCTTGTGCAGTTGCCGTCCGGTCGCGTGCTGCTCTACCTCGAGGCGCAGTCGCAGACGCAGGTTGATGCCTATTACAGCGACGACAACGGCGCGACCTGGGCCGAGTACTCGCTCGCGTGCCTGCGCACCGACCTGGGTACAGCAAATCAAAAACAGGTTATCCGCGTCGGCTACAGCGGCGGTCAGCTCTGCATGATTGTCGTAGCGCCTGGCACGACTGACGAGTGGTACCAATACGCCAGCGACGACGAAGGCACGCGCTTCACGCTTGTCGCTGAGACGTGGGACGAAAGCAGCAGCGACCCGAGCGGCTTCGACCTCATCGGCCTGCCCGACAGCGGCGGTTTCGTCATGTCCTACTTCGACGACGACGGAGCGACGCCGTACACGTACAAGACGCGCAAGGTGGTTAGCGCGTATGAGTCGCTCGAGGACGTGGCAGCAGTCGCGTTGACCGTCGCCGCCGGCGACCTGGGCGCGCCGCCAACAGAGGCCGCGTCGTCAATGTGGATTGACGAGGACGGGTTTCTGTACTGCATCTGGAACCGCACCAGCGGCGCCCGTTACGTCGTTACGATGCGCAGCACCGACGAAGCGGCGACCTGGGAGCCGCTGGGCATGCATCCGACGCTCAACACGGGCGACGGGTTTCTCAAGCGATTTTCTGCCGTGCCCGTCGCGGGCCGGCTTGCCTTGATGACCCGATGGGAGGCGACCGGCGACACGTGGGACCCGTTCAGCGTCGGCGTCTTGTGGCTCGGCGGCTACGGGACACACAACGTGCCTGCCGCGCTGAATGTGTCGCTGTTTTCAACGGAGTGGGGCGCGTTTGTCGACGCCACGCGCCTGTCGTTTGTTCAAGGAGACAGCAGCAACGACGGCGGGCAGTGGCTGCCCTACGACTTTCCTGACTCCAGCACGTGGCAGAGCTCCGGCGGCGGGTCCTTTGCGCTGTCTGGCAATCACGGCACGTTTACAGACCTATACGCCTACACGGGCGCAACGGCAGCAACGGCAGACAGCGCGTTCGCTGAAATGCTGGTCAAGCGACCGGCAGCCGGCGCCATCAAGCTCGAGCTGCGCCTCGTCGATGACCCGGCAAGCGCGACGAGCCTGTATCACGTGCGCATCACGCTTGACCTAAACGGCACGCTCAGCGCCTACGACATCAACGCGAGCGCCGCCATCGGCAGCGACGTCACCGGATTGGGTGACGAGTGGTACCGCATCAGGGTTGCGCTGGACGACACCGGCGCGCTTCGCACGTGGTACGTCGAAGAAGAGCACGTAAGCAACTGGCACGAGGGCCCGCACGGCAGCGGGCTGACGAGCACGCCGAGCAACGTCAACAACCATTGCGTTGTAGGCACGACCGCGCCGGGCGCCGACGTTGACGTCAAGTTCTTCGGGTTTTGCTTTTGGCCTTACCGCTGGAGCCCGGAAAACCTCAACACGAAGATAGCGGCGGCATGGTCCAACCCCGACAGCCTGCATCCCCGCAGCGTCGCGGGCAGGCCGACGACCGTCTATGACGGGTTGAAGTTGCGCGGCGTCGGCGGCATTGCGCACAAGGGCGACAAGTACGCCGTGCCTGCTCGTCACGACTACGCGCTAGAGCTCGCCTTTCCCGAGGTCGAGCCGTCGCGAGCTCGCGCCTGGCGCAGCAAGGACACGTCGAGCGATGTGCTGCTCGTGTTTGACCGCGAGTCCGTGTCCTACTCAGTCAACGCGGGCACGTCCTACCTCGACAACGTCGCCGTGGGTGCGTTCGTCATCGGCGGCAACTTCCGCGAGTTCTACTTTGAAGGCTACGACGGCGCAGCGTGGCAGACGCTAGGGACGGCAGACGCCAGCGACGGGCACGACGCGCTCGGCTTCACGCGCAACGGGTCGAGGGTTCGCCCGTCTGGCGGCACGGCGACCGCCGAGCGTTACCTGTTTAACGGTGCGCACGTGGGCGACACGTTTGACCTGGGCGGCGGCGAAGTAGCCGAGCGCTACCACAAAATCACGGCGAACAGTGAAGGCACATGGACAGCGGGCACGGCACGCAAGCCGGTCGTGACGCTCGACAAGATGACCGGCAGCGAGGTCGGCAGCGGCACGGGCCGCATCTGGGCGCGCGATTTCGGGACGGTCGTCCACGACCACACAGACACGTACGAGCTGTACCGGATTCGCATCCCGACGCAGGCGACCGCAGACGGCTACTTCACAGGCAAGGTCGTCGTGGGCGAGGTCTACCCGTTCGGCCACCAGCATGACCGGGGCTGGACTGTCGCCAAGGAGCAGCCATTCCGGGACGTGGTCTTGCGCAACGGTCGCAGGCGCCGCACGACCCAGGGCCCGCGTCGTCGCATCATCGACATCGGCTGGACAACAACGGCTGTCGATGCCTCGCGCGCGTACCTTGACCAGACAAGCGAGCTCCCTGACTACATCGTGCCCGGCGCCAGCGAGCCGGGAGCAACGCCGCACGACACCGTCAGCCAGGTCGAGGGCATCCTTGAGGCCGCAGGCGGCTTGCCTGTCGTGTTCCTGCGCCGCGTCGAGTCGGGCAGCGCATCCGAGAACATCAACCGGCGTGCTGACTTTGTCTATGGGCTCATCGTCAGCGACGGCACGCAGCGCGACAACGTGCTGGGCGATGAAAGCGACACGCCGCTCGACAGGCTCAACCCGGTGCGCATCGAAGAGCTCACCTAATGTTCGTACCGTCCGACCATCGCGCACGCGCTCGCCGCTGGCTGCTCGACCTGACGTGGGGCGACGTCACGTATTACGTCGCAGAGGACGATTGCACGTTCGTCGACGGCGACGGAGTAGCAACCGACTATGCAGCGGCGCTTGTCGTGACGTCAGAGGTAGAGCGCCCGGCATACGTGGGCGAAGGGCCGGACGCGCCCACTGCGCAGCTCGAGCTACACCTTGCCGACATCGTCGACGTCCCTGCGCGTATCAGCGTCGGCCTGCCGCTCGGCGCCATGCGCGGCGTGCTGTGGCTGTGGCTTGAGGGCAGCAGCAAACGCGAGCGCGTCGTCGACGGGTACGTGTCTGCGGTCGAGTACGGACCGCGCGACGTGCCTGTGTCCTGCCAGCTCATCGACGACCGGCTGCGCAATCGCAAGCTTTGGCCGCCTGCTAATGCGCGCATGAAGGACAGCGCGGTCAACCCTGGCGAGTACTACCCGTGGATTATCGGCGCCCCTGGCTCGTCGCTCGCGCAAGATGCCTACGGCAGCAGCGGGCTTGTCTGGGAGCTCAACGGCGGCGGGAATGTCGACTACCTGCTAGTCGCAGGGCATGAGGTCGGAGCTACGCAGGTCGTCGTCGAGAACGGCGAAACCGGCGCGAGTGACCTGTTCCCAGTGCTCGAGGACACCGACATCCACGGGCGCACTATCAGCTATGTCGACTTGCACCACGCGGGCACAAGCTACGGCAGCGGCGACCGTGGCAAGAATGCCGGCTATTTCGTTCGCTGGACTGGCGACGGCGGCGTCGCTAT